ATTCCTCAAATCTTAGAGCTGCATCTTTAAAGTAATCATGTCCTAGACTAGATTGAAATGATAATTGAACAATCTTACTCTTCATATCTTCTAAGAGTGTATCATGAGTGTCTTTTGTATTCTTACCTTCAAGCATAAGAATACCTCTCTCAATCAATTGTTCTAGTCTGGTATTCTTTACATATTTTTCTGTAGCCTCAATAAGAATATCTTTGTTAACAACATTATGTGGTATTGTTGCTAGTTTGCTGAGCTTCTCGTTAACGATAGAGATTAACTCTGGTCTATATGCCCCTGATGATAAAAACAGGCGCATTTCATCAATTGTAGCAATCTTTTTATGTTTAGAATAAATTGAATCAAATCCTGTCATAATTGTCTTATCTTCAATTGATGAGAAATCATTTATTGTCAATGTAGAGAATACCTTTGAAAAGTAATCATTATCATTGAACATAAAATAAAATATCATATCCGAATTCATTTGTCTCCCTTAAAATTTATTTACTTGACTTTTATTCTATATCTTGTAATCTCTTTTTAAGGTAATCTTTGAATTCTTCTGGTGTTAAACATTTTTTACTATCTATCCAATAAGTTCCGCTCATAGGTGTTTGTGATACGTGCAATGATATTACTTCATCAGATCCTTCTGTATATGTATATTCAATTCCTCTAACATATAGCTTCATATAATTGTTAGAGGAATCATATACAACTTTTTCAATCTTATAATCTATCTTGTCTTTCATTTACTTCCTTTCTGAACACCATTTTGATATAGTCTTCTAATTGCTTTCAAAGAGGAATCATCAATCATTGATACGATATCAATTGCAACTTCTCTTCCACAAACATAATGCTCTTGGATTAATAGGATATCCTCATCTTTTCCAATCTTATCTGTTTTGATCCATCTGATCTTCACACCTTTTGGAATTGCATAATATACTAATAGATACATTTGATAAATATCTAATTGATAACTATGATTCAAATACTCTGCCAATGAGATTGTAACTGGACTACATTTAAGATACTGAATTAAGAGATAGATATCCAATTGTGATTCAACCTCTTCTTTAGTATATAAATGCTTTCCTAAATCTCCCATTATTTCAAATGGAGTCATTCATCTCCCTTAGAATAAACTTAACCAAGTAAAACATGGATCGGTTACATATTCAAATTTGATTAAGTCTTGTTTGATAAACTCCTTGAGTTGTGAATTCTCCTCTAATAAAATAAATTCACAGAAGTCCTCCATATCAAATGAATGATTATCCTCACAATATTGAATGATAATATCCATAATAGATGTATCTGGTAGCTTGGTTTTATTCATAAGAATCTCTGCAGTTTGCCTTGTTAACTCTTGATAATTTTCTATCATTTTACCCCCTGTTGTTTTATTGATAACTGTAAGTATATAATAATCCTTCTTAAGATTATCTTTATTCTATTTTTACAATGATTGGTGGCTCTACTGGATATTGATATTTAGCATAAGCATTTAGTCTTTCTTCGAAGTGATCAAACCCATAGTTATTATGAGTATTTCCCTTTTTAGTATAATGCCTACAATCATCAACAATATCATAGATCACAGATTCATCTTTACCCTTATAAAGTCTAAGAAGTCTTCCTAGAGTCTGAATAGTAGATATCTCTGCCTTTGTGACTTGAGCCATAATAGCATAACAAAGTGATTTTATATTGATACCAGTTGTCATAATAGCAGAACTACATACAAGAAGCAAATCATTAAAAGAATCTACAGACTTCCTGATAGCTTCTCTCTCCTCTGGTTTTACTTCTCTCATAATAGCCATCGTGTTTTTATGTATACCTTCAAGTTTAGTTTTATATGCTTTTTGAGTATCAACATTCTTTGCTAGAATGATTCCATTTCCTCTTGCAGTTAGTTTCTTTGCAAAGGATGAGATAAAATTGATCTTAGCTTCATGAAGCCTAAAGAATTTGGATTCTTCTGGGTATGTCATCTTTTGCACTGCTTTGACTGTCTCTGCAGAATATTGAAGGAAGATTGGTTGAATCTTAGTTCTTGTTGCTAATCCTCTATCAATCAATTCCTTTGGAGTGATGATTGTTGTAGCTGGTCCAATTAATCCTTCTAATAGTAGTTGTTCTAGTAAGACTGGATTCATTGTTCCTGATACGCCAATCTTTATAGCAGCGTTACAGTACTCATTAATTTTTGTATAGGAACTACTCTGTGCTTTATGGCAATTACTTACACAAATATTTTCTGCAAAATAATTATGATTATTTTCTACATGTAAATTATAGGTATCACCAGAATATTTGCTTTTTTCTATTTTAACTATTTTCATTAATACCACCTATGTATTGAAGTAATGCAACAAATATTTTTTCGATTTTATTAAAACTTTTATCATAGATACGAGTTTTATCTACAAATATTTCCAATCTAAAATATCTTATATTTAAAAAAGATATACGATAAAAACAATTATTAGGTTTTAAATTTTGTATTTGTTTTATTATATCATTCAAATTGTTTAAGTCTATTGAGTAATTTTTCTCTATCTCCATCAGATAAATCCTTACAGTTTATTATTTTATTTTTATTATAATTTATTTTAAACCAATCGTTTGATATAAATTCATATGTATATCCATTTTCTTTACTCCATATTATAGCAGCTTCTTCCTTAATTTTTGTTAAAATATCAGATTTATTTTCCTCTGGTTTAATTTCATATAATTTCCTTTCTTTTGTATCTACAAAATCAACAATATAAGTCCTTTTAATTCCAGCTTCATTTATATATGGTATTCTTACAGTTTCATATTCAAACTTATACATATTAAAAATATGAAAATATGCTTCCCAAGCAGATCTCAATGGAACATCATTCACATATATCCTGCTATTACTCCAATAATTTGTTACATTCGGAGTGAATCTTCCTTCTGCTATTGCTGCTTTTAATTTTGTTGATAATGTTTTATTTATTTGTATTTTCATTTCTTCAGTTAATTTATATACAGGATTATCTTCTTTCATTCTTACAGAATAAAGTTTTTGTTTACAAACATTGCTACAAGTAATATTATATGGTTCAGTATACTTAATAAAGTCAAGTTTAGTTCCACAACATTTGCAAAACGATTCAGAATTATCTCCTTTTAAAAATAAATATATTTGCTCGTGTGATATAATATTTTCTAACTCTTTATATCTATCTAAACCAAAAAATAATTTGAATTTTATTATGTTATTTTTTAATTGTCCAGCAATATACATATTTAAAATTATATGCTCAAGATGTTGTATTTTTGTGATTGTAATATTTGGGATTTTATGATAAAAACTTTTACCATCTTGTGAAATATCAAGATATTCATATCTTGTATCATATTCTATATCATATAAAAACATAAATACAACTTTCTTCATATCAGAAATATTTGATAATTCAGGTTGTATGCTAAATATTGATGGTAGTATATATGATTTATATGCTTTACTATCTTGGATTCTTGTTCGAGTTGAAGCAATAGATAGTAGCATTTTTATTGCATTTTTTGTTTTATATTTATCTCCAAAACATCTTGGTATAGTGTATGTAATAATATCACACACACCTGTACCTCTTTTGAACCTTGTATAAAATATGGAAGTGTTATAGACATTTAATCATATCTTATGATTTTAAATATAACGAACTAATCGTTTTAATTATTTAAAATCATAAGATATGATATCATCTCCCTCTTGTAGCTCATCAACTCTTTTCCATCCTATATCTTTTATTAATACTTTATGATTGCCAGTTATTGTTATTTTATCTCCACTTTCTAATATAATATCATATGACTTTTCTGCTGGTATATTTTTATGAATTTTAACCAATCTATTCCATTCATATATTTTAGTTTCCTCATTATATGTAAGAACTATATCATCAATGGTAATATCTTTTATTTTAACCTTTCCTTTCTTAGTAGTGATTCTAGTATCTGGGTGCACACATTCATCGAATACAAGTGCTTCTACATCGTTGAAATAGCCATCTGGACCAAGTTCATATATACTCTGAAATGTTGAAATCTTTACAATATGATCAGTGAACTTATCATGGCCAGCATAGATCATACAAACAGTATCTTCAAATGATTTAAAGTTATGTGCTTGTCTAGTTTTCTTTAGTATTTCTAACCATTTAGTCCACTTGTCAATATCTTCTTTGGTATATGCCTCGTTTAAGTTTGCTTTGAATTCTAGCTCTTTTGCTTCCCAGTATTCTTTTAGGTCAGAGAACATCTGTTCAACCAACCCAACATCAGGGACAACTAACATAGTTTTCTTATTCTCTTTGACTAACCATCTAATAATAAGATATAACATTAAGGACTTTCCTGCTGATGTAGCTGCAATTCCAATATGTCTTCTATTCTCTAAAAGTATTCTTGCGCCAATAGATTGATAATCATAAGGATCAAATGGTAGAAGACAAGAAGCAACAAACTTGTTCCACTCTTCATCTGTGATAATATCCTTTGTGACTGGAGCCATATCAATGACTTGAATTTCTCTTCTCTGACACCAATTGATTATTTTGTCTTTCATACCCCAATAGAACATTCCATTTGTCTTGATCAAATCTCTCTTTCCATCAAGCAATCCAGATCTAACTCTCGGAGTATATTTCAATGCTGGATCTTCAATCCTGAAATAGCTATAGAGTGCTCTGAACTCTTCCTCATTGTCAGAAAGAACTCTTGACCATACATTATCTATAGGAGTAATACTAATCATTAACGAGCTCCACCTGTCATGTCGCGGTATTTAATTGAATTTGAAATATTGAACCCAAACTGTTTGATAGTTGTTAACATCTCTTCTACTATTTTCATCTCTGCTTGAATGGCATTTAAAGCTCTAGTATGTTCTCTATATTTATCATCAGACTCAATCATCTTCTTTAGCTCAGTAGAACTCAATCCAATAACTGCTAATGCACCTCTACCACTCTTAGCATTGAACATAGCACCATAGAAATATTCATCAGATTCATCTTGCTTGATATGATATTCTTTTAAGAGATCATGAAAGTGAAATTGAAATGGTGCTGCTACTTTTGGTAATGAGAGTGAAATTTGATCAAGCTGTGCCATGTTGTCAAACTTCTCTATAAGTTCTTTATAGACGGCTTTTAAGAATTCTGTTTGTTTGTAGTTATTTTCTCTCATTCTATTCCTTTTACTAAACTTGGATTATCAAGATATACTTTAGCTATCTTGATATCTTTTTGAAATGTATAGGTATCATCAATCTCTACAAGAGGGTTATTCTCAGGGAAGTTCTCATTGATCCCAGCAACACATTCACTGCACAAATCACTAGCATTATTATAGTATTTCCAATAAGGATAGTTAGCTTGCATAAACTCTTTTATATTATGAGGAACTTCATATAATGTATCATTCTCAGTGTTATCACAATCATCTCCATCACATAATCTAAAACAACTCATTTGCTACCTCCAAAGTTCTTTTCATTCTTGAGAATATATTGTACAAGTGAGCTATTAGCATCTGCTTTTAAATCTTGTATAATATGTTCTAATTGAGTAACATATCTTAGCTTACCATTATATGTCTCACTTGGTAATGGTTTAGCATACATCATCTCATCTAAGTAGTTAAACAAATATGCTCTTTGATTGTTGTGCCAAATATGTAGTAAACAGTTCTTTGGACTATCATCAACAAGGATACATCCTTTAGTGTATTTATATTTATCTTTTGTTACAATCAATTTTAAGTGACGCATACCATAAAAATCTAACCATTCTCTTTTCCATCCAGCTTCCTTATATCTATCAAGAGCGTGTGCTGAAATTATAATAGGATTATAGCCTAATGTTTCTAAAGAATTTATAAATTTTAATGTACCGTCTCTTAATTCTATTGTTTTATATGGATTTATATCGAAGAAATTCATAGCAATTGGTCCATAAGAGTCCTGAAAGTATGACCAATGTGATAGATTATGTCTTTCAAATTTCATCCCTGTTAGTTGGTAACAGAATTCAAGCCAAGCAACTTCTAGATTATTTAGTGTGCTATCTAAGTCTATATAGATATCTTTCATTCTGCATAGTCCCAACATTTATCTATCATATGAACTACCCCATAATATATAAATGTTAATACAATTCCAATCTCAAAAGGATTAATACTATGTAAATCAATATCAGTTGATTTAAGGAATAGTCCAATAATTAATGAACAAATTCCAATCCAAAGGGTCAAGCCAAATATTGTCTTTAATAGCCTTCCGGTAACATGTTTCAATCTTTCTATTCTACTCATTTAACTCTCCTTTTGTTTCTATCTTGTATCTCTAAATATAACGCAGTATCTATACATTCTCCTTATAGTTATAAATATGGAAATGTATATCTTATTGCATCATAATCATCATATGTTTGTATTACCTCTCTTTTTTCATATAACAATTGTTCTGATATACTATTTGCATTTATATGAGTTGATGCTAAGGATTCTAAGGATTCTAAGAATTCTAAGATACATTCATCAATTGTAGTACATCTTGAGGTTCTAATTAGACAACCATAAATATGCTCATAACAACAATATAAACTTCCATCCATATCAAGGAGCAACTTTACATAATTCAATCATAATAATTTCTCCAATTTATCAATTATACATTTAGTTTTAAAATTACACAATTTTACTATATACGAAAGTGATACAAGTTGAGCAGCATGTATTAAATCATTTGTTGTATCAACAATATTACTTAATCTTTGAATCTCATCCATTTCTAAACCTAATAATTCAAGTTGTTCTCTATAATACTCTCTCTTTGTCATTGTCTTCTCCTATTTTGTTTTGATAGTGTTATTATACACTATCAAAACTTAAAAAGAGTTTAGAAGAGTTCATTCATTGCAATTGCTGATGAATTCATCTTCCAACCAACAGCATCAATCAATTTCTCTAAAGCAGTCATAAAGGTCTTATCAAACATCACCACATAATCAATTTTATCAGCTAGCCCAGTAATAGTCATAAAGTCTGGATCATTGTATGCAATAACATTACTTCCATACTTGTTATTTGGTTTTAGATAAACCCACTTGATCTTATCACCAGAACAGATAGGAGAGATATTATCAAGCCCCATTTCTTTTACAATCTTGTTATGAAGAATGGAAGCCCTAACATGAATTGGAACTGAAAGATCACCACCCTCAAATTTATCCATATCTGAAATACCAGTTGGTGTTGATATTTCTGTGATTGGATATTTCTTGGCTTTATATTCTTTCTCAAATGCTTTTATAAACTCAACAGCATCTTTGTTCTTTCCATCAAAAAGAAGTCTAAGAGCATCATCAAGTTTCTTTCTCATCAATGATGGTGTAGATGATCTCTTGATATCTAGCCCAACAATTTTGTATTTAGGGTGAGATAATCTAACACCTTCATCATCTAGTAATTTTAGAGCATATCTTTTTTTTCCAGATACAATCTGACTCGCTGCGATAGATTCTCTATCAAGTTCAAGTAATAACTCCTTATCATTCAATGCTTTAAAGTTTGCTAATGTACTTTCATTTAAAAGAGGATTCACTACAACTTGTTCAAACTTATTGATGATATTAACAATATCATCATCTGTGATATCCTTATTTTTCTCAAGAGCTTGTTCAGCAATTCCAGGAACTGAAAAGTACACTGAATCAGTGTCATTTAAGCTTCGTTTAAGTTTAACAAATGGATAATTTTGATTTACTTTATCAACAACATATGCTGTAGCTGTTCTGATACTATATCTCCCTTGACTTGTGATAGCATCAGCAATATCAGGATTATATAAAATAAAATGCTTGGAACCCAATGCACCGTACACAGAATTCACAAGTATCTTTCTTACATACTGGTTAAGGTCTTCAACTATAACAATTTCTTTATATTCATTTAATAGTTTATGAAGTTCCTCAGTTGATTTTGATTGTATCTCTTGATCTGTCATTTCACCCCTTTACTTAAAGATTCTTCTATATTTATTACTTCAAATAAATCCTTATTATTACATTTTGTATACGATTCTATTATAGAGAAGGAATTAGTAACAACAAGTCTATATCTATTCAATCCTGTTTGTTCTATCACAGATGAATGTATAAAATCATTTAATATTGGAAGTATATCTATACTAATATTAATTTCAACTTCAAATCCAAGCTTCAATAACATTATAACTAATTTTTCATATAAACCATAATTTTTTATATTCACAAATTTAAGCAATCTAGAAAAATAGTTAAATAGAACTTCTTGTTTAAATACTAAATTATCATTAATATCACTTATAATCATAAATAATTTTGATGATATCATAACATAGTATAGTTTATAATTTGTACCTGCATATATTGGAAATGCGTCAGTTAAATTATTCTCAGATTTTACAAAGTTTGGTTTTAAATTATGAGTATTCCAAATTGCTTCTTCTTTTAGAATAGTTGCTACCAATGTGGCTTCATTTAAAACTGCAATTGCATGATATTCAATATTTGATAATATAATTTCTGATTCTGAAATATACTGTTCAGTTGCTTCAAAAGCATCACATATTGAATGATGTGATTCTAAAATAGGGATATTTCCATGTTCACTTGATCTATATTCAAGAAGTTCTTGAGAATCTTTTAAGATAAATTCTTCCCATTCTACTATAGATAGCTTTTTATTGTTGACATAACAATTAATAGCTCCTGCTTTCAACATTTTTCTAATAGAATTAATTGAAGAATCATTGTGCTCAGTATCATCTATAACAGTTAATCCCAAAAATAATAAAGTACCAACTAGCATTGAAAATAAAGATATTTTACTGTTATTCATTCTCTTTGTTAATTTCACATTTAATTTACTTCTATTGACTTTTTCATATTGCTGAAAGAAGAATTGTTTATTATGTTTGTCTGTGATAATAAAATAAAATCTATTGTGATACACAACATCATGTAAATTATATTTTGACCCGATATATACAATACTCTTATCATCAAGCTTATCAAAATTAACTATAAAATGTGGATTGAGTTTAACAAACGCAATCCCTTTATAATGAATTATTTCATCTAATTTATCCAAGTTTTTCTCCTCTTGCTTCAAGCTCTTTTTTAATTTGCTCAACAATAGTTTCTGCTTTTTTCATCTCTTTCTTATGATACTTTCTTTCTTTATAAATCTGAGATACTTTGCTTGGAATAATACCATCAATTGATCTATCATAACAAGTTCCATTTACACCCATAGTAAGATTGTATTTTATAAGAAGATCTGTTATATTATGCTTTACTTCTTCTGACATATTAATATAAAGATCATCACAATTAATAGCCCTATAAATTCCAGTTGATTTTATCAACTCAAATAAATCTGCTGGGATATCTTCTTCATTTACATAGCTTTCCGGAGATAATCCCTTCTGCATCATAATATTAGGATAAAGCGAAGCATAATCCTCAGAGAATACCCATTTATGAACACCTGGCTCAGCATATACAAATCCTCCACCATATTCTCTATCTTCCATCTTTGTTTTAGCTGGGAGAGCTTTGTTCATATCTCTTACATCATTATAGATAAAGATTGTCCATGGCTTAGTTGTACCAAAGACATCATAGAGATTGCAATGCATTGTCCAAGAGAGAGTCATTAGAAGATTCAACATCTTTTTCTTTCTATCCATCTCTAATAGAACTTCAACATCTCTGATACCATATTCAACAAATATCTTGTATGCTTCTTTCTTCATCTCGACTTCATTTGCAGGTGTTCTTGGTTGCTGATATAATTCCCATAGCTTACCTCTTACAGTATCACCAGTTGGATTATAATTTCCCTTTGAAAAATCACCAAATGTTTTAAAGCCTTCGTCTTGCCAATGTAACTTTCCTTCAATCTTTTCATATTTTGCTATATAATCAAGTGACCATGATTCTCTTGAACCTGGGAAGAGTTTTTTATAAACATCCATAGTATCTACCCAAAAAAGTCCAATTGGTTTTAACATCTTCTCTTTTTGACCATAGATCATTGTAGTGTGTTCTTCCATCTCATTAAAAGGAGAGAGCAGAGCTGGATCTAGCCCAAGCTTTGTCATTCTGGTAGTGATATATGGAAAGTCAAATCCATCACCATTCCATGCTGTAGTGACACCAGGTTGTCTTCTTAAGTAGAGTTGAATAAATGCATTGATCATTGATATCTCATCTTCAAACCAAAAGTATTTTACATCTTCTCTATCTGTTTTATAATCTTGCATCCAACCAAAGATGAATTTCATTGATGTGTCTGACTCCGCAACTTGAAGCAATGTGATTGGTGCATTAGCTTTCTTTGGTGATGAGAACTTCCCATCATCAAGATCAGTTTCTATATCAAGATACCAATATCTTGGCTTTACTTCAAAAGAACCATTTTTGAATTCATTTCTAATGTATTGATAACACGGATCAATCACATTGAACATCTCTAGATTAGAAATCTTTGAGTTTTCCTTTTTAAAACTTTGATATTTATAGACAGAATCAAGATCAATCTTGTTTAAAGGTTCATTTCCAATTAATGCTCTATATGGAGATGAATCATCATACCCATTTGTAAATAGCTCCAAAGGATAATTTTTAATTTCTTTAAATGAAAGTGATTTATCTTGGTTGAGTGTTGTTGCAAAAATTGTATTGTAATTATTTGTTACTGATAGATACATATTGCTCCTTGCTTATGAGAGGTGAGAGGATTTACTCCTCTCTTATAGTGTAGTATAAACTTTCTTAAGTTCTGTATAAACTTCATCAAGTAGTGTTGGAGATGGTGTTAGGTTGTCTAGGACTTCCATCATAACAACATTATCCTCTTTACCATTCCAGATCTTCTTATATGTTCCATCCTTATAGCCATTATCCTGACGGAAAATATTCAAGGCATTTTTCCCGATATAGAGTTTGTATAGTTCCTCTACTGTTCCACATGTTTTAGTCCAGATATTTAAAATATTAACACATAGTTGCAACGGAGCAGTATCATGATCTAAAGCACCTGCTAAAAAATTATCTGTCAATTTTAGACAATATTCTCTTTCTTGAAGTATTTTACCTTGGTAAAGGTGATCATCAAACATCTCTTCTGTATATTCATTCCAAATTGGATTTTCAAGATCCATATTATAAGCAATCACAAGACCAGGATCAGATAGTGTATCCTCAATATCCTTTGCCATCACAAAATGCCATAGATCAACAATCTCAACTTTATAGTTTTCAAAGTCATCTTTCCCAGCTTTCCACCATTTCCAAGAATTAAAGCTAGCACCAGCCTCACTTGCTTCAGCAATGATTGCTCTTCTCCAATCATATTTTTGAGTCCACCATTGTGGATGTACCTTTTTATTGAATGAATTTTGCAAGCTATACATGATAGCCAACATTTCAGTTTGTTTCATATTTCTCCTTTATATTAAAAATGTATTATATAACAACTTTGCTTAAAACTACCTACAATAAAACTCAACAGTTTCAAATATATCTTCAGACTCAAACATAGTATAAGTCTCTAACAATTTTATTTCTTTAGGTCTTTTACTTTGTTTATATTCTAATTCAATATTTTTATCTGCTATATGAATTATCTCTCCAAACTCTGCTAATGACAACTCTCTTCCTTTTATAAATACAGCAATCTGATCATATGATACCATATCAAGAATAGAATTCATAGATTTAGTATTATGTTGTAAATCATCAATAATTGTATATCCCAAATGAAGTAAAGTTCCAATAAGAATAGGAAAGAACTTTGTTTCACTAACATTCAATCTAGCTAGCAATTGAATTTTATACTTTCCGACTCTATATTTTGCTTTTTGGTAAAATATAATATTTTGTGCTTTATCTGTGATTATAAAGTATATGAAATTATTCTTTGCTTCTACTTGATGAAGTATATATTTCTTTCCTGAAAATAGAATCTTTGTTGTTGAAATATCTATATCAGTGAGTTCTTTTATTATACTAGGGTGTAAGTTTGAAGGAGTTTGATGATATAGAATCTCATTTATCTCCTTCATATTCTGATATAGTTTAACCGTTTCAAGTAATGACAAGAGAGACAAATTATTGTCCCTCTTTATAAAGGCAAGCTTCAAACAGATATTTGTGATCATCTGGAAGTATATCATAAATCGTATTTGCTAGGTCTCTGATCTCCCATAGTGCTGCTTTGCTTGTTCTTAGTGCTAAGAAGTTTTGAAGTGATCTTGCATTGATTGACCAAGCTAACTCAGTTTTATAACTTTCTGGAAGACAATATTTTGCTTTGTCATTGCTAATGCCTTCAAGTAGAACTAAACGAAGATTCTCTAACGCATAAATACTCATCTCATCCACCATGTCAACACCAGTTAAAACCAGATATTTAGAAGCTCTTTCAAAATGCCAAGGTGAGCCTTTATCTTTTTTGGCATTAAACACAGGGCTTAACGGTGTATAAAAAGATAATTCCTCTTTAAGCTCTTTTAAAGTGTATCTGGTAGATTTCACTGACAATGAAGCAAGTCTATGTCTAGCAAGCTCTTGTAGCAGTGCTCTTGAGATTCCTTCAATCTTAAAGTTATAAGTGATATGTTCTAAAGTTGATGAATGTTTGTTTTGGTTCCCAACTCTATCAATTAAAGCTTTGTCTTTTGGACCACATTCTGGAGTTCTTTCTTTAAATGGATTATATCCCCATTTGGCTTTGAAATCTTCAATTGTGATATCTTCTGTCACTAACCAGACCGCATTTTTAATCATCTCATTAGTATCACTCTTTTCTTGTGATTGCCAACATGTTCTAATAGCATCAGAACAAATATTCAGTGGTGTGTGCCATTTTAAAGTTACAGTCATTTATTATCTCCTACACATCTTACTTTCCATCTATTGAACACTTCTGTTCCTGTATTAATAGAAAGAACATCAATATCATACACATGTAGATACTTTGTTTTAAGGTTGTTCTTAAATTCTTCAATATCTAACTTAGAATCGAACACTTCTGTTGAAATTTCCAAGATATAATTTGATATTCTAGAATAAAATCTTGGCACATCTGTGATTAAAATTTCATATTCTTTCTCTAATAAATCACAGAATTCTTTTAATTCTTTTAATATATCTTCTTTATATGAATTTTCATCTTTCTCATGTTTTAATACTAAAATTTCATATAAACTTTTCATCCAACTACCACCCAGTCTGTTGCTTGGACATCAGATTGACTAGCCAACCAAGGAACAATACTACCATCAACAGTCTTCATATCAATATGAGAACAGTATGTGATTTCTGTGCCTTCCTCATAGATTCCTAATAAAGGTGGTCTGTTTACTTTGAACACCGATTCAGGAACTTTAAAGATGAACATGTTTTTACCATTCCAACCAATTCTAGCAACTCTTTTTCCTTCATCTAATTCTGCTAAAGCACAACCAAATGATCCAGCTTGTGGATTTAAACTACATAATTCTATTTGTGTCATTTATACTCCTAAATTCTTAATATAATCTTTAATATAAACTTTAGGTGTCCACCCAAGTGCTCTTGTCTTTGAACTTACATCAGGTGCTGTCATTCTATTTCCTCTTCTCTCTGGTAACATAATAACTTGTCCACCAAAAGATTCAGCAATATCAAGAATGGAATATGCTTTATCATTCCCAATTCCATAGCTATCACCAGAGCCATATTTTCCAACCAAAATCAACCCAGAAATAATATCACTAATATGAGTAAAATTTCTTGCTTGAGTACCTGGTGATACAACAGTTAATGGTTCTCCAGATTTAGTCTTAGATTCAAATAATCCAATTAAAGTTGCATATTTACCTTCCTTGATCTCTCTACCACCATAGACATTATAAAAGTATGTAATAGCATAATCAATTCCAAACCATTCTCCATAGTTCTTTACCAATTCTGTATTACTTGCCTTTGACCATGCATAAGGAGAAGAGTTTGAACCATTATCACCAAATTTTGTAGAGCTGCCAGCATATATAAGTTTACACTTGTACTTTCTTACATATTCTAATACTGCTAGTGTTCCAATTTTATTATATCTGATAACTTGTTCAATATCTTTAAAGCTATTCTCTACCCTACTATATTCACCAAGATGATAAATGATATCAGGATTAAAATCAAGCTCATCAATATATTTAGTTTCTTTTCTAAAATATGTTACACCTTTAACTTCATTATTAACAGATCCAGATGAATAATTATCTAAACTAACAATCTCATTACTTGGATCTTTTGCTAGCTCTTCACAGAGGTGGCTTCCTATGAAGCCTGCCCCACCCGTCACTAAAATTTTCATATTACTCCTTATCTAAATATCAGAGTGATAAATGTCTCTAGTATATACTTTATCTGATACATTACTAAGATCATAATCAACTCTATTTGTTACAATTATATCAGACAGTTGCTTAAACTCTTCTAAGTCTTTTACAATTCTGATACCTTCAAATTCAGACTCAGTAATATATGGTTCATAGATCACAATATTTCTATGTGGTTTTAATCTAGCTATTACATCATAAATAGCAGAACTTCTATAATTGTCAGATTCTGCTTTCATAACAAGTCTATGAATTCCAACTGTTTGTGTCTTTGCTGTATTTAATAGAATCTCTCCGGCAATAAAAGATTTTCTAAGCTCATTTGATTCAATAACACTTTCAATCAATTCACTTGGAGTGTCTGTCTTATTAAAGTTTGCAAGTAGCTGTCGTAAGTCCTTGGGCAAACAATAACCGCCGAAACCAAAAGATGGGTTATTATAGAAGTTTCCAATTCTAGGATCACTTGATACACCTGATATGATATCATTAGGATTTAATCCATTAACAATACAATAATTATCAAGTTCATTAAAGTATGCTACCCTCATTGCTAAATACCCGTTAGCAAATAATTTAATAGCCTCCGCTTCACTGCTTCCTGTATATACAACTGGAATATTATCTGTTTTTTCTACACCTTCTAATAATAGATTTACAAATGTTTTTGCCTTGTCAGATGATGATCCAATTACAATTCTAGATGGATGAAGATTATCATATAGCGCAAATCCTTCTCTTAAGAATTCTGGAGAAAAGAAAATATCCATTTCATAATCATTAGAAATACTCTCAACATACCCCACTGGGATTGTCGATTTAATAATCACAGTTGTTCTTGGATTATACTCTTGAACATCTTCTATTACTCTCTCAATCAAAGAAGTATTAAAATAGTTTGTTTCTGGATTATAATCTGTTGGAACAGCTATAATAACATACTCTGCATTTTCATATGCACTTGGTTTTACTGTAGTTGCTCTAATATTTAGAGATTCTTTTTTAAGATACTCTTTTACTAGAGAGTCATCAATTGGTGACTCTCCATTATTAATCATATCAACCTTCTCTTGGACAACATCTAGCATTACAACTTCATTGTTTTTTGCTAATAGGATACCATTACCAAGCCCAACATATCCAATTCCAACTACTGCTATTTTCATACTTCTCCTTTAGAATAAATTATTCATAATTTCAAGCCTATTTTCATAGGCTATTCTTGATACATCTTTTGCATAATACTCAGATTCATAATCATATAATTGATCTTCTAGTTTATATTTGGCCTCAAGAGTATCCCTTGTTGTATATTTTTCTGCTATCTCTTCATCACTTAGCTCAATTATATACATACCTTGATTATCAACCAATGGAAGACTATCATATTTTTTAATGATATTCTTATCTGAAGACACTTTGTTGTTTTTAAATACACTATAATCAACATGATGATGCCATCTGCTAAATTTCCAAACGACTGTAGTGATATCTGGGTGTAGGTTCTCCAGCACTTTAGATTTTATGAGTGTTCCTTCTGATTTATAAAATTCATCGGTATTTCCACCCTTTACAGTCTGAGTAGTCATCTTATCTGCTAGGAATGAATTAAATTGACATGTAGCATACCCAAGTTTCATTGCTCTAATATTCAAATCAACATCTTCATTATATCTTGATCTCCATCTAATAGGTAAATCATTTCTAATAAAGATACAAGAGAAGATTCTTGTATTAAAAACATAAGGTGGTAATTTACTTGCCTGAATAGCAAACTTTGAATAATTTAATCCAGAAATTGCTATATTATCAAATCTCTCAACAAAATCTTCTACTGCTTTAAAAATGGCACCAGATCTGACTTTGATTTTATGATTTTTATTTAATCTATGGAAGCCATCAATATTGTCATCCATTAGCCAATGCCATTTAAATCCTTGTGATATAGAATGTTCCCAACAGAAGTTTCTTGCTGGTCCAGAGCCTTTGCCTACACCTTTTGAATCTCCCTCTGGATCACATGAATCAAAGATATCTTTAAATGTCATATCAAGTTTTAAAATAGTTGTATATTGACTTCTCCCTACAGTTGCTTGATAATTATCGTACTCTTGTGGCTCAACTACAATATTATGAGGAACTTGCATTGCTGTTAAATGTTTCGATGTGTGGCTGAATTCCCATCTACCTTTAGAAATGATATAGATAGGATACTTTCCATTCTTTGTACCACCTAAAATACATAAGTTTGATTTAAAGATTAATGAATCTTCTTTTTCATACCAAATAGAATTAACAGTTTCTAGATCTGAATTGAATTGTAATGCAGTGGTTTGTTTGAATTCATCAATTTTATCTTCTCTGACATAAATTACAATAGTGGCGTATGCAATAACCTCTTCTTGGATGAATTCTGGCATACCAACCCAATATTTCTTCCAGTCTGGTTGATTATAAGAAGTTTGTTTTACTCTTCCACTTACCTTATATTCAGGATAGTGAAGTTCAATAGTGTGCTTGTTGATCTTTCTTTTTAGCTGTGACGCAATTGCTGATAGTTCTTCATCATTTTTAAATCTGACTATCAGTTTTTTATATTTATATTCTGCTGACATTTTTCTCCTTTACACAATTTAATGTATTATATAAAAATATACATTAAGAATAAATTAAAATCCAATCTTATCTAATGTAAATTGAATATCTGGATCATCAATATTCTCTCTCATCCAACTCAGTTGATTTTGATTTAACTCTGTGAATTTTTTACCTCTATGAGATCCAAATGGAACTGTTTGGTAATATAGTGGATTATGTGTTATCTTATAAGCGGACTCTATTGTTAGCTTATAAGTTTCTTCTAACCATTTATAAAGTATCATCAAGTCATATGAATCAAATAGTGCATCATGTGAATTTAACAACTTTTGCTCTGGTACTCTTCTATTGTATAATTTATTAGAATAAATCATAAATGGTAGTCTTGTTGCTTCCCACTGAAAGTTCATATTCAAGAGTTTTACTACTCTCCAAATATCAAGAGTTTTCTTAGTGATATCAAGACCAACTCTTTTTAGAACAGTTACATCCATTGCCATATTATAGCATACAAAATATACATTATCAAGTGTATTTAGGTGTTGGAGGAATGCAAATTCTTTGGTGGCTGTGATTGGAGGAAGTCCTTGAATCATTTCTGATGTGATACAATGTTTTTCCATTGCTGTGGGTGCTATTAGTTGATTTGGGTTAGCTAGACAATTGAAAGTTCTGGTTGATCCACCAGGTGTCAAAACAACACCTGCTAGTTGAATGATAATATCTCCAGAATAATTTTCAGGGAGTCCAACTGTCTCAGTATCAAAGAATACTAAAGTTGGCTTATCCATATTATTTTTTGGACATTGGAGCAAAGTAGAATAGACTGCCTTCATCTGCTTTGATTGATTGATTCACAAATTTAGTAAGATATAACTCACCTTCATTATGAATACATTTTCGACATTGGACTGCATAGATACCACTAAACAATGATGGGAGTAATGTTTTGTCACCCATATCAATTTGGATATCTTCTGATGAAGACCCAGATAGTTTGATCTCTACATAGTTTTCGGATGACTCATTCTCAACCTTAAGACTTACCTCACCATTTGCACATACAAAACTCATAGCATTTGCATCAATAGCACTGATTGCTGTGTTGATATCTTTGATAACTTTCTCATCAAGTAAACATGTAAACATAGCATCTTTTTCATGTGAATCAAATAGCTGTTCACCACCAGTTTGTCTCTCAGGCGTAGCACAGTCATCAGTTGCAAGATAGACAACTTTTTTATTTCCATCTTGAATAGAAAGAACCAAGTCATCTTTATGAATAACTGGATTTTCAAACATGCCTAGAATACTCATAAACATAGGAACTGAAAACACTACAAATGGAACATCTGTCTCAATTTCACCTGCTGGTAATGTAAACACACCTGTTACTTTGTCACATCTAGCAAACAGATAATCCTGTCTTACTCTTAATGATGGATTCAACTTACTAAAAGATGAAAGAACTGATTTTGCTCTCTCACCAATTTTAACTTCACTCATAAATCTCCTTTGTGGTTGGGTTTAAAAATTGTATTATACTATAATTTTCTTAATTTAAAATTAAATCTAATTTCTTTTGAAGTGGCTCAACTTCACTCTTAAAGAAATCTGAATCAAGTTTTAAAATATATAATGCTCTATAATTCCATCTTAATTCTTTGATCAGTGGTATATCATTGATGAGTTGATCAGTATTATATTGAAGGAACTTAAATAACATTGGCATTGTAAACCATCTTGTTTTTTGTTCAATATGAAATTGATAGATATCTCTTAGCTTTGTAACATTATCAACTAGAAATTCTATATCTAATAAAAAATCATTTT